TATTTTTTCAACGTCAGCTTTAGACATTACACCTATTTGATGTCCGCCCCCAACGAGTTTAGCTACTGCATATACGCATGTAAACTCACCCCTGTCCCCATCCATATACGGTCTATGAACTAACGCTTCATTTAGGCCAAGCTCATAAGAGAATTCATCCTTTGCATAGACATCATGCGCTGTCAAAGAAACGATTTGCCCTGAACGCCTTGCTAGGTCGATCATGCCTTTATATCCCAGCTGCATATTCACGCTTTTGCCGTAAGGGATAAGATAAACATGCCCAAGCCCCGAACCTGGCTCCAAGCCAAGCTGGGCGCAGCTTAAGAGCGCTCCCATGAAAGAATAGGGGTCACATTCCATCAGCTTTGGGGTTTTCTTTAGCTCGGTTAGCGCCACGCTTAGCAATCTTTTTACGCTTAGATGTTTTGGTAGCGCTTGCTCGAATCGGCTTTGGTATTGCTGCATCAACTGGCTCACGGTCTGTGTTGTTTGTGAGTGTTGCTTTTGCTGGGCTGTGAGTTGTTTTTTGGGTGTTGTTGCTAGTGACATTTGTGTTTCCCTTATTCAGATATTGGTTATATTTGTCTTCGATAAGTTGCAAGAATTCTGGAAAAAGTTCAATTGCTTTTTGTCGAATCTTGATTGATGCGCTTGATAGATTTCCTGCTATTTTATCATCATTAACTAGCAATAAAACATCTTTGGTTTTATCCCAGACAATTAACTGTCTTTCAGATATTTTTAATGCCAAATCGAAAGGCAACGCTATCTTTGAAAGTCTGAACTCAAAGCCCATAATTTCTTTGGCCAATCTGTCAGCCTCCTGCTCAAAAGAAGCTGACATTTTTGTTAGATTTTTAAACCTGTCTTCAATACTAATCATCGTTCGATCCTATGAGTTTCATAACTCTATTCCCTGGGTTAGTTTCTAGATATTCTTTGTATAATTCTGGATGTTCTTTGGCAAACTTTTTGGTGTTAAATTTCTCCCCGTCTTTGTTGTATTTGAATGTAAGTAATGGTTCCTGTTGTGGGTTGGTTAGCGTCTGATGTTCGCGCATAAACAGTGCAATTTTTTCTTTGATTTTGGCTTCGTCTTTTTGGCAAACTTTTAGTTGGGTTTTGACAGCATTTAATTCTTTGCAAGCTTCCTCAATGCCAGGATGCGCAACAACTGGATCAACGATAGAACGACTTCGATACATATTGACTACATCCTCCAAATTCCGTGGTTCGGGTTCAACTAATCCTAGGACGTTATTCTCCCAGAAAGCTTGTTCTTTTTGTATTATAACAGCTTCAAGAGAAGCGCTTCTATCTATGACATAATACCTAAAATCCCACCCACCAATAAGTACAGCCACGTAAGCAAATGCGGCATCGGCAACGGCCATATAATGCGCTACCTGGCAAAGGTAATGCTTGGGGATTATGTTGATTCCTTGTTCACCCCAACCATCACCATAGGCCGCTGTTTTGATTTCAAGAATGGCGTTTTCTTCGGTGATGAATCCATCCAGATTACCTGCCATCCATTTGTGATCTTTATGAACGATTAGTCCTTCCGGGATATGTACATGCTTTCGCAGCTTATCTTCAAACATTTGGCGCACAATCGGTTCGAGGTAATTTCCAGCTTGCACTCTTGGATTGTCTGAAAGATCTTTAGGTTGAGCCAGACCAAGCTTAAGCCTCCACAGATTAACAATAGATTCATAAGGGTTAACCCCCAACACAACAGAGCAGTCGCTTCCTGTGACATAGCTTCTTCTTTCCTCAATTTGAGCTTCAGTTAACATTAGTATTCTCCTGATTAAAAGAAAACATCATATCAATATTAATACAACATATCAATATTGATATTTAAACTCAGAAAATATAGAATCAATAAATTTAGGGGGAACTGATGGCTAAAGAGAAACGAAAGCCAGGGGTTAAGCGTGTCTATAGTGATAACCAAACTGCGTATTGTATGCGCTTTCATAATGAAGACTGGAATCTCATTACGGATGCTGTCGATTCTTTAAACATTACGATAGCTGACTTTGTTAGAAATACTTTACGCAAAGAATGTAAAAAGGTGCTTAAACATGACTAGCGATCAAAGAGTTTCAATACGTTTGTCTATGCAAGAATACAAAGCGTTAGAGAAAGTGGCTAAATCATATCAAATGTCGCTCAATGGCTTTTGCTATCATTGCGTAACCAGGCTTATAGATCATCGTTTAGAACAAATTAAAGAGGGTGAAAAACCGAAATTGGTTGTTAATAATGATGGGGATTTAAAATGATCCCAGAGAGAACAAAACAAACAATTGATTGGTATGTGCAAAAGAAAGCAAAGCCAGGCGGGTTCGTAGAGGCATGCCTTGCATATGATTTCATCCGATCAATTCAGGTGGCTGATTGCAACAACATGAGAGCTTTGAAATATATCGTAGATTATATTTTGGAGTTTGTGCCCGATGAAGCGAAGGGGAATTATCAGAGGGTTGATGCGTGGATGGATGGGATGGATAAATGACAGCCTCCGAACTAATCGAAGAACTAAAAAAGTATCCTCCTAATGTGAAGGTTTTTATAAAAATTAGTGAATATACATCCTATTTTGGAATTAATGCGGCACGCCCTATCAATAATATTTATCCTTCTTCTTTTGAGGATGAAAGGGCTATTTGCATATGTTTTGAAAACTGCGAAGAGGATGAAGAAGAATGACAGCCGCTGAACTAATCGAAGAACTAAAAAAGTATCCTCCTGAAATGCCAGTTTATTGCAAAAATGAGGATTACAACAGATGTTTTAGGATTGATAGGGAAGATGTAAAAATAGAAACATTATCGCTTGGATGGGGTGAAAATCCAGAAGATGTTACAGGAATAATGATATGACCAATAAAGAGTTACAAGAATTACTTAAACAGTATCCTGATGATGAAGAGATTTTTTGTAACGATGGTGACGGTGACTGTGGGGTTGTCATAAATGTGAGAAGAGAAACACAATACATACTTCATCAAAAAGATGACGGCACTTGGAGCGGTACAGAAGTGAAAGTTCTTTCAATAATTTAACTTTCGATAACAAGGATTATCGAGAGTAATAATGAGTATGTCGGAATTGCCGACGAACTGAAAATAGAGGGGGATTACGTATTACGTAATACAGTATGATTATTGAAAAAGAAAAATTAAGAGAAAATTCTCAAAAAGTAACCATGAAAGATATTGATGCGGGGATTGCTGCTTGCATATTAGGATTTCAGATATCTAATAATGATGAAAGAAAAAATTCTTTTATAGAAAATATAGCTATGTTGGCAATGATGAAGAAATATAAGGAAGATGCAAATGACTGAACTTAAAAATCATGAACTTTTTACTGTATGCGGGGGCGTCTTGCCTTTGATCGGTGCTCTCATCACTGTTCTTGTTGCGCCTTTGGTTATCAAGCATCATGTCGAAGAATACAATCAGATTGGGAGGGACTTAGGTGAATGGACCTGGGAAACTTTCCATCCCTACGATCCAAATAAATGATATTATAAATTAAGGCTAGCGCCTCCAGGTCATGATGAAGTCAGTTGAAAGAGTCCTCATTTGTGATTGCGCTAGCCACCTTTTCTGCTTCTGCTTTTAGCCTTTCTTTACACTTATCGTGCAACCTGCTCGCTAGCAAACCTAAATCGGCTATGAACAAGCAAAATTCCACATAGCAAAAGTCTTCAGTGGTATAGACATCCTTCAGATGTGAGATCACGCCTTCGAGGGCCTGTATGTTTCTTTGCGCTATCAATTTCATGTGGCTCATTGGCTGTCCATAATCTATCAAAATAACTTTTATTAAAGGAATTAAAAAACCCCTCAAGGTTGAATTGCAGTCCCTTGAGAGGCCCAAACAGGGAAGTTCTAAGAACGAACTGTTTCAAGGTAGATTATTTTGAGGAAAGATGCAAGAGAAGGAGAGATCGAATCCAGGTTTTCTAGTCCATATGCAAAATTTTCTAAAAAACCTGGATCTTTCTGTTCAGGCAATGTAAATTGCCAAAACTTTTGAAATACTTTCTAACATTAACAACACTTCAATTGCGGGTCGCCAAACTCAAAATAAAGTGTTCTGACATAGGTATATCCATATGCTGGGCAGAATAACACAAACACAATCAATTGCAACAGTCCTAGACAGCTTAATTCCCTCCTTTGTATCGCCTGAGCTTAAACAAGCTTGCGCTAAATCCAAAAAACAAAAGCCTCTTTCCAAGCTTCAATGGATTCTTCTTTCTCTGCTTATCGAAGATGTGAAGTTTCAGGAATTTAGTAATCGTTCTATCCCAGAGTTAGCAAACATGTCCGGCTATTCAGAGCGTGGAGTTCAGAAAGCGCTTGCTTGCTTGATTGAGGAAAAGTTCATAGAGACCATGAAGCAGACACGTGGGCGCAATTCAGTTCGCATAGTTACACGCCTTGGTTTTAGCTATTCCTCTGGTTATTTCAGGCGATGTAATAAAAGTGCGTCACAGAGTGCGTCACAGAAAGGACCTACTCCTTATAGAGTCTCTAATTCTTCTGATCATGATAATGAAGATCTCTTGGCAAAAGACTCAATTATAAAAATGACTCAGAAGGAAGAAGAGGTATTTAAGGCGCTTTGCCTCACATTCTTGGATGAAACCATTATTTTAAGCCGGATTAAGCGCAGCCATTTGAGCCCAGAGGCACGATTTATCATTGCTACTAAGGTTGGTGCTGCCCATTACAAAAAACACACCAAGAACAAAATAGAGAATCCTAGGGCCTATTACTTAACTGCGATTGAGAATTACACGGGGACGGAATGAGAGATTGTTTTTTATTTGATATAACTTGCCAATTTTTTGAGTACAAACCTGTCACGAAGGCATTATTGAGTTTGATTTTTAGCCACATGAATTCTCAAGGAGTTGCAAAAGTAACTGAAATAGAGTTAGCTGATGGTTTAAACTTGTCTGTGCGCACCATCCGAAGACATATTTTGATTTTAGAAAAAGATGGGCTAATCAAGCGTCGAAGGACAGGATGGGGGCAGATATCTACAATACACTTGGTTTACAGAGAAGGGTGTTATGACCAAAGAGCCATTATGGTTAGCCAGGAAATTAGCCGATAAACAAGCCCAGGCTGAATTAAAACAATCCAGGGTAAGTTACCCCAGCAGAGAAAACTTTTCGTCTAACCAGGAGCATTACGATGCGGTTTGTCTGTACAACTCTCAAGCGAGTTCTAAGGCGGTTCAAATCCTTAATGATAAGCATTCTAAATCGTTTGAAGGCAAGGAAATCAGACCGGATTGGCATAGTAAATACGACTGAGCCATTGCCTGATTATCTTTTGGCTGAATACGGCCCACGGCTTAAGCTTCTGATCGAAGTTGATGGAGTGCAGAAAGAGGTTTTCATGGTGATGGACGAAAAAGGATATTTGACGTACAAAGAGCCAGACGGCAAACCAATAAAGGTTTTGGAGTTTTTGAGATGACGAAGCAAGAAATTTACAGCATTCGATGGATGATTGCTCAAGCCGAGGGCGAGATGCTTGATATCGAACAGCAAGAATCGGCAGAGATTCGGGCTACGGATTTGTCGATCGTTCTTGGTGGCTTCTGCTTGGCTTTAAGTTCGTTTCTTGCTGGGATTGAGAGAAAGAAGTTGGCAAACAAATGAAATTCAAATAACTCATTTTCGACCCACACTGGCCGTTTCCCATTATACCATTGTTAGGATATTATTAGCTCTCTTTCTTACACTTAATAAGGATATTGATATGACTGACATTCAAGTTAATCAAGCGCAAGCTCCTAGCGCAACTCAAAGCATTGAACAGGCAATCCAAATGGCCCCCTGGCTCCAAGATTTCATAAAGCTGCATGGTGCGCTACATCGAGTTGCCCAAATCGTTGACATGCTTACAGCTCGTTTGACAGGGCTAGAAGGGGTTGTTACAACTCTAATAGCTCAGCAAAAGCCCAAGGAAGAAGATGTACAAACCCCAGCACAGGAAGCGCCCCTTAACTCCTGAAGAGTTAGAACTCGACGCCTATTTTGAAGCTTTTCATTTATCCTTCCCAAACGCGCTTGCTTACCACGTACCCAACGAGGGCAAGCGTGCTCGACACATAGCAAAGAGAATCGGCATACTCTCAGGGGTTCCAGATATCTTCGTGGACGAGGCTAGAGGGGGATTCTTTGGGCTTAGAATCGAAATGAAGCGCACAGACAAGAAAAGCAAAGTTCAGGACTCCCAAAAGCACATCCTTTGCCTGATGCAGAATAGAGGCTATTGCGCGGTCATTGCTTGGGGGTGGGAGCAAGCCATGCAATTTACAAAAAACTACATGGCGAATGAGACTACTCTTTGCTGTGGGGAGATAAACCACGCTCATAACAAAACTTGATGTCCCTAATTAGCTCATCAAGAATTGCATATTTATGTGCCTCATCAGTTTGAATTGCTCGAAGAAACATTAAAATTGCACCAGAAGCCAGCGCCAAAAGGGTGGCCCAAACTGCTGGATCATTGCCGCCACTTTTTCTCACTTCTGCTTGAAAATCTTCTAATATTTTTGTGATTTCTTTGCCGGGATTTGTTAAGTTCATCTAACACTCTTCCTTAATAGGCAATAAGATTTCCTTCTTTTCGTCGCGTTGAATTTCAATCGTAAAACCTAGCTTTTGAATCCACTGCAAACGCCTTTCAGGTATTGAAGAAGTATTGAGCAATTGGCAGAAGTGGTTAGCATTAGAATCGGCAGGATATAACCTGCCAAAGTATTGACGTTTAGAGAAGAGTTTTATTGTTTTCATATCGCTGTTAATACTCCTAATGAACCAAAGATAATTACACCAATGCAATAAAAGATTATGGGAGAGCTGGCTATCCACCAGCTCATTTGTGCGCGCTTGGTGACCTTACACCAAGCTAAGAAGAGGAATACAAATAACATCATGAACCCCTTATCAGTTTAGCCATTAGCTCAAACATCATGGCAGCGTGCTGTCTCTGGTCATGTAGGATGACGTAATTAGCTTCACTAGGGCCTTTTCCGTATCGTTCAGCATGAAAATAAATTCCTTTGTCGCAAGTTTCTATGCTGATAAGAAGTCCGTCAACATCGGTGCTGTCTATGCTTCTTGAGGTGTTAAATATGATTTCACTCATTCTATATTTCCTGTTTGTTAAGAGAGATGCATTTTACCACAAAAGCGGTAGTAGTAAACTACCGCCTATCTTTTAATTCCCCCTTATTCGAGGGAATTAGATTTAAGCCGCCTCTACTCTTTGAAAGCCTTTGATGTTCACAGCTTGAGAACCATGCATAGTGCGGATTTCATCCATGGAGAATTTACCGCGACTATAGGATTTTCGCTCACCTGAATGGTAATACCACATACATTTTTTAGGTGCCCATTTGAAACCATTAGCTTTGAATATCTCCTTGTGTGGCTTCGTATCGCCTGACACCCAAATCCAAGTACCGCATAGCTCAATAGAAAGACCAAGTTCGGCAACAGCTCTGAGGGCGTTGAGAATGTTTTCTGAGAAGCTTTCCTCTTCTTCGTCGGCGCTGCCTTCCGTACCTTCTAGGAGTTCGTAGGCGGCATTGATTAGCTGCATCATGTGCAATCCTAGGGGGTTGCGGTCTGGGTGATATTCGCTACACAGTTTGCGGTATGAAAGTTTGATTGATTCAGCGGTATATTCGCCGCTGATGTTTAATAGGCTTAATGCTTCTTGTTTTTTCATTACATCACCCCGAAGAAGCTAAGCAGGCATACTGCTACTGTGGTGTAGATAATGAGAGATATAGTTAATTGTGCGTAGAAATTCGTAATCATTTTTGCTTCTCCTGTTTGTGTTAAAGCAAGTGCAATTTAACAACTACCACAGCAGTAGTCAATAACCATTCGTCGGCTAGAGAATATAAGCAAAATAACTTTGCATATCATATGACCTTTTAATTGTCACTGTGCAAAAAAGGATGATTTTTGGGATATTTTGGCCCTTGATTTATCTTTTTATTTGAAATTTTGAGGAAATGACATATATTCGATGATACCGTTAAGTGACTCATAAGATAAAATGAAACCAATTAAGCAGACTAAGAAAGGTTCGGTAACTGAGAAGGGATGGGTCGCCAAAAATACCAAATTCAAGCGAGAGCATTGCGCTACTGTCATCGAATACGGCAAAAAAGGCAAATCAATCGCTCAATTCTGTGCGTCCCTTGAGATTTCACGCTCAACCTTTAACGATTGGGCGGCGGTTCATTCAGAGTTTGAAGAAGCTAAACGAATCTCAATTGAGGCATGCAAAGGTTATTGGGACACTCAAGTTGATGCGTACATAGTTGAATCTTATGAAGGAGACAAACTTAACGCAACCCATCTTAAATATGTTGCTTCTGAACGTTTCCCTCAACGCCAGCCTATTAAATTGCGCGATTCTTCTAATTTGCTTAAATGTATGGAAGATGTTTTAAACGCTGTCTCTAAAGGCGAAATATCCGCTGATGACGCAAATAAATACGGCGCCTTACTAAAAACAGCCGCCGACATCGAACAACACACAAAAATGCATAATGATATCGAGGAGCTAAAACGCATTGTCGCGCAAAATAACGCAGAAAGATTTGGAGAATCTGAAGGACTCATTGAAGAGGGGAATATCCCTTGAGATTGTGGTCTTGGATAAAACAACACGCGAGGTTTACAAGCGAATCAGGCCAAAGCGAGGAAGTGCAAACACTATCCTCGAATATCTCATATAGGCTTCTTGTTGGCCCTCAAAAGTTTTGGGTTGTCTTTAGAGACGCCGATCATAATTACCCTGGCAAGTCCTGGCTTAAGAAAGGATTCAGTCACATAACTCTTGTGCAGCAACATGAGTTTGGTTGGGTAATGATTAACCCTACAAGAGCGCATTTACACGTGGATATTTTGGACTTCAATATTTATGAAAACCCAATGGATTTACTTAAAAGAGAATTGCCCGACACTACCATCCTTGAGGTCATTGTTAGTATTGATTCTGAAGTTGATAACTTTTTTATGCCTATCAATTGCGTGGTCATGGCTAATTATTTACTCGGTCTGCGCTGGGCTCCTTTTTCTTGTATCACTCCTTTTTCTCTCTATCGCAATTTACTTGCACGAACTCACCCTAACATCATCAAAGTAAAGGAACTCAAAAATGAGCAACAAATCTTCGCGGGAGATGCGCAAAGCCCGACAAGCAACCGAGATGGCCACACAACAACTTTCAGCCGAGAGAACAGCTATAACTAATAAAAACAACAAAGAGCGAGAGAAAGCTCAGCTCAAGCAAATTAGAGCGTTGCGCGCACGCTTTGGGGGTGGTTTTGCTTATGAGGGTGCATCAGGTCAGGGGCTCTCAAACACTTTGGGGTAAATCATGTTAGACAAAAGCCAAATTAATGACTTAATGCAAAGGCGCGCTAGGGCTGTTGCACGCTCTGCAAACTGGATTAAAGTCAAACGCTCAGCCTATGCGCTGTCTCAGCCTAACCGTAACATTTTCCTGCAACAAATCGCTGAGGGGGCGCTAAGAAACTTTTATGTTTATGATGGTACTCTTGTCCTTGCTACACGCCGATTCGTCAACAAAATGCAAAGCGGATTGGTTCCTCAAAACATCAATTGGTTTCAATTCGCTTTGGCCGACAAATTCATACGTGAAATGCGGGAGGAATTTACACAGGATTTTGGTGAAAACCCGACGCAGGAACAGCAAGACCAAATCGAGGCACAAGTAAATGACTTCAAAGAAAAAGCTAACCGAATACTTCAGGCGCGCACAGACGCAATGTTTGAGTACATCCGAGCGAGCAATTTTGATGCGGTTATTAATGAAGCGCTCTATGATATGGCGGTTTCCACTGGAGCATTGCAGATTAATGAAGGAAACGACGACGAGCCATTAATTTTTGCATCCATTCCAGCTGATAGGGTTTATTATTCTGAGGGCCCATGGGGTTCAATTGATGCAGTGTTTCGTGACTTTGTTGACATCGAGCTAGCCACAGCTCAGCAAATGTGGAAGAACTTTACAGTTCCAAAAGTGGTTATGTCTAACCGGGACCCTTATCAATGTTTAACCCTTTATGAATGCTCATACTATAACTATGACCGCAAGGAATATTGCACAGTCATCATTGAGAAATCTACGAATGAAATCTGTAATGAAATCCACGAAGACTCGTGGCCTTTTGTTATCTTTAGATGGTACAAACTCGCAGGAGAAATTGAGGGTCGAGGCCCTGTACTTGATGCATTCCCATCGGCAGCCACTATCAATAAGGTTATGGAAGATGAAATCATGGCAGCCGACCTCATGGCGAAGCCTATTTACCTGGGGTTCAGCGATGGCCTTTTCAATCCATACACCTTTAAGCTAGCTGCAAACACCATCATTCCCGTCAATCCTATTGCGGCAGGCGGTCAGCTTCCTATCGTGCCATTACCCAAGGCAGGTGATGTGGGTTTTGGTGCTATTGTGCTTAACGATTTGAGGGCTCAAATTGATAAGCTGATGTTTAACACAAGTCTAGGACCGATTGAAGACGCGCCAGAACTTACAGCGACTGAGGTTGCTATCCGTCAAAATGAAATGGTAGAAGATGCGGCAGCTTCATTTGCTAGACTTCAAAGAGAACTATTTTTCCCATTGATCAAGCGCATACTTTGGATTCTGAAAAAGAAAGGATTGATTGCACCGTTTGAGGTAAACGGAAAAGTTGTAGATGTGAAGTTCACAACACCGCTAAGCCTTGGCAAAGGTCAGCTTGATGTTAATCAATTTATGCTTTTCTTCCAACATATGGCGGCAATCGTTGGCCCAGAGAAAGCGCTCATACCTATCAACGTTACAATGCTACCCAAGTTCTTTGGTGAGAATCTAAATGTATATATGCCTCTCATTCGTTCAGAAGTGGAAATAAAAAAGATAATGGCGGAACTTGAAAAACAAGCGCAGCAACAACAAAAGCAACAAATGGAAATGGAACAAAAGCAAGGAGCAATGAAAAATGCAGGGACCCAGCAACAAGCAGCCTGAGTTAACAGCCGAGCAAATGAAGCAGCTAATACCCAAAGATATTAAGAATCTACGGGAATTGACACTTAAGCTATTAAGCGGAAAAGCTGGCAAGGAATGGTTAGAAGCCATGAAAGTTTATTACATGCTCAAGAACCCAGTCGCCAGCCCGGAATACCCAGCAGCCTATTGTCGATTCAGGGAGGGGCAAAACTCTTTATTAAGGGCTATTGAGATGTTCGCCAAGGAAGAAAATGAATTTAATCGCTATATGTCAGCGCAACTGCTAGGAAGCAAGGAGAAGTAAGCCTATGTCAGAATCAGTAGATATAGAAGTGGTCGGAGGACCAGAGACCAGCAATTTCAGTAAGTCAGAATTGGGGGCGTTTGCGCCTAAAGAAGAAGCAGCTTCAGCGGTTACAACCACAACTGAAGTTAAAACAACCCCAACTGAAGTCGCCACTGAAGCTACCCTTACTTCAGAGTCACCCGCTTGGATGTGGGCTGATGGTATTAAAGGCGAAGGCGATAAACCCGAATACTTACTTGAGAAGTACAAATCCGTAGCAGAGCAGGCCAGAGCGCTTCCAGAGGCGCTTAAAAGGTTTGGGGCATTCAAAGGAGCGCCAGAAGCTTATTCCTTTGACAACCTTCCGGAGGGTATCGACAAAGCATCGCCCATACTTCAGGGGTTTACGGATACTTTCAAGGAAATGAATTTAGATCAACAAGGTTTTGAAAAGATGGCATCTAAGTTTGCCGAAATAGGTAACTCGATGGCGGCTAAATCGCAAGAAGAAATCGTGCGAGAGGCTGGTAGTAAGGAAGTAGTAGACCGTGTAGCGAATTGGGCAAAGAACTTCAGCCCCGAAGTGCAGGAATCAATCAAAGAATGGTCGTTGTCCGGCAAGGATATCAAAGCCCTCGATATGATAAGGGCTGGGAGAGCAAACTCTGTTGCCCCTACAGCAAATCAGTTTGAATCCCGACATAGTTATGAAACAGTCAAAGCAATAGAAGCCGAGAAAAACAAAAACTGGAAACAATACCAGAATGATGAAGCCTATCGCTCTGAAATCGCCCGTCGTTGGGAGGAAGCTGACAACCGAGAGCAATCAATGCGAGGGTAGTTGTCAGATTGATTTAGTCAGAGTATATTAAAATTGCAGGAATGCTCACGGGTAAAGCGGATTCGACACTCGCACGACACGAGGGCATTTTGGCACCTAGCCCGAAAGGACACCTAGGCTGATGTAAACCCATTGGCCCTGATTGGTCTGGGATACCGCGTAAGCGCCCCGCATGGACTCAGCAGGATACCCAATAAAGAACCGTAGTTTTTTATTGCAAATTATCTTTGCCGAGGTGCAACCATGTCTGTCAATTTACCTAATGTGTTTATTACCCAGTTTGAATCGGACGTACATCAAGTATTCCAGTCCGAGGGTTTTCAATTAAAAGAATCAGTACGCTACAAATCCAACGTTGTTGGTAAAACAGTAGTGTTCCCCGTCATGGGCAAAGGAATGGCAAATCAAAAGCCTTTCCAGTCTGATGTAGTTCCTATGAATGTTCAGTACACACCAGTCTCAGCCAACTTAGAAGATTGGGTTGCACCTGAATACACCGATATTTTCGCGCAACAAAAGATCAATTGGGATGACAGATTTGAGCTAGTTAAGTGCTCAGGTATGGCCATTGGTCGACGTTGCGACCAGATGATTATTGACGCTTTAGCGGCCTCTGGTACAGCTAATGTAATCCCATTCGTTGTAGGCACAGGCTTCAACTATGTAACCTTTCTCTCAGCCTTCCGTGACCTTCGCAGACAAGCGGCTACGAAAGACATCTATTGCGTTATCGATGCGTTCGCAGAAGAACAACTCCTGCAACAAGCACAGCTAACCAATGCGTTCTTCGTTGACCGTAAACCTTTGACTGAAGACGGCTTTAGCAAACTCTCGATCATGGGAGTTACGTTCATCGTCATCCCAGATAACTTAGAAGGCGGCTTACCACTAGCAGGCAACGATAGAACTTGCTTTATGTATGCTAAACAAGCAATGGGTATAGGCGTAGGAATCGACAAACGCACCGAAATCAACTATGTGCCACAAAAAACCTCCTGGCTTGTGAACTCACTATTCAGTGCGCAATCAGTAGCAGTCGATGCGACAGGTATCGTAGAAATCCATATTGATATCACTGCGTAATCAGTAACCAAATTAGGAGCAAATTAACATGGCTTTTGAATTAGAAAATGTAAATAGAACTTCCTCTGGTGCTAACTCAAACGCACCAGCTTTCTACAGTTATTTTACAGATGTAGATGCAGCGGCAGCGGTTGAAGCAGCAGGATACTTTGATGACTTTGCGACTTCTTTGCGCGTTAACGATAATCTCTATGTGCAGGCTACTGATGGCCCTGGATTTTATGAAGTATTGGCAGTTACACCACAAGTATTAATAGGCGCGATTGCAACGATTGGCGCGGGTGGTATTGGTGCAGGTCAAATCCAAGCAGGCGCAGTGGATACGGCAGCCCTTGCAGATTTGGGCGTTACAACAGGCAAACTTGCAGCTAATGCGGTCGATACTTCCAAGCTTGCTGTAACTACGATTCAATACCTAAAAGTGCCAATGACAGCCGCTCAATTCAATGGCATGTATGCCGCACCATTTGAAATCCTTCCAGCGCCAGGCGCTAATAAATTACATGTTATCGATCGCGTGATGTTAGAAATCGATTATGGCGGAGCACAGTTCGCAAATGGTGGTGTTTTCGGATTGCAGTATGACGCCGATGTGCATGGGGCTGGAATTGGAGCCAGCGCGACTGCGGCAGCTGCAGTTGCGATTGCATGGGCAGCAGATTCCACATTTATGTTGCAAGGCGCATGCCCAAGCAGCGGCGCTGTGGATACCGTCAATAAGTCTATTTGCATGTCCAACTTGACCGGCGCTTTCGACACGGGAACCTCAACCGTAGATGTGCATATATGGTATGCGACTGTGACTACAACACTATAAAGAAACTGGGAACTGTTCGGTTTTTCCGAATGGTTCCCCATTCAAGGATGAATGAGTATGTATGTTTGTTTGTATCACAAGAAAAATGATGTAGGCACCACGGGCGTACATTATGAAGTTTTTGAAGATGTAGAAACGATGATAAAGGTCTTGGAAACCATATCACCTGAAGTGATAGGACCTATTCTCACGTTTCAAACCGAATCAGCTTTTGTTTACTATAGAAAATGAGGTTGCATGATTACCGGCCCTACAACCGAAATTGAAATCATTTCCAACGCAGCAACGCTCTGCGGTAAAGCGCCATTTACAACATTAGATGATGGCGGCATATTCGCGTTATCAGCTAAGAAAATGTTCGACATGATAACGCCTCATTTGCTGTCAGCTCCACACTGGCGGTTCAATGTCATTACAAGACAATTGCAACTTATTGCCAACTTCAATCCAGATTTTGCAAACTGGCAATTCGCGTGGCAACTACCAGCAGACTTTCTGTCACTCATTAGAGTAGACCCTCTGCAAGCATTCCAAATTTATGGGGACCAAATCTATACCCTAGGTCAAAGCCCCATGAAACTTGAGTACCGTACTCAATTACCTGTCTCTAAATGGCCTGTTTACTTCCGATATTATGCCGCATTCGAGTTGGCGATCTTATTGGCATTCTCTGTCGCAGAATCAGAAAAATTAGAACAGAAGTTGAAAGAAGAAAGGATCGAGGTAAGAGCGTTAGCTCTGTATATAGATGCTCAGAATCACCCATCAGATCCGATCCAGGATAACCCTTGGATTCAGGTCAGGGCTGGTATTGGTGGTTATTCAGGGATTGGCTGGTAATGCCTATAAGCCAAATTCAGAATACGTTCACTTTGGGAGAACTCGATCCCCTATTGATATCGCGCGTAGACTTTGAAGGTTACTATAAAGGTGCACGCAAAATACGCAATGCTTTGGTAGTGCCACAAGGCGGCATTAAACAGCGTTTTGGAACGACTTTTGTTAATGTCATTATTGATAGCATGGGCACACTCATTACAGATGAAACTCACGTTATGTTTATGGTGTTCAGTTTTTCAAAGGCTAAGCAGTATCTAATTGTTTTAAGGCCCTTCATAGAAAGCAATACACCCGCAACAGATATGGTCAGCATTGATATCTATTTAGATGGCGTGATTGTAGCTACACTTAACCCTGCCGATGGTGTTCCATGGACTGTTTCTCAGGTCGACTTTATACGGTATGTGAGAGCACCCGACAGGACTTTATTTATTGAACATGGGACCCAACCGTATCAACTTATAAGAGGGGCAAATGATGCGACTTGGACAATTGAGGCGCAACCCTTTGTATGGTTACCGCAATATGACTTTAGTTCAAAAGATGGGGGCATTGCTGTATATACTGGCCCAACAGTTACGTTCACACCCAGCGCTGTCACGGGGAATATCACTCTTACGGCGACTAATGCCACCCCTTTTACTTCTAATCATATTGGGGGTGTGTATGTTGGGAACGGCGGGGTGTTGCGCATTACAGCGGTCGCCTCAACAAACGTCGTTAGTGGATTTACAATCACTGATTTCATTAACACGACTCCAATACGCGGTGATAGAAGTTTACTCACTGAACCAGCATGGGGAAACGGAGGTGGCGCGATTCCTGGTGCAGCCCGCGGATGGCCCAGAGTTGGGACTATCTATCAAAACAGATTGATATACGCTAATACACCAACATTACTGAATGCCTTATTTGCGTCTAACGTTTTCACATTCAATAACTTTGACGATACCGAGGCAACTGACGATAAAGGGTTCACCTATTCGCTAGGTTCGGACTCGTTAGATGAAGTCACAAACATGGTTGGTTCTACCTCATTAGTAGCCATTACCACCAACTCGGTGTTTTCAACTAACGTCTTGTCGGACACGCCTTTAACAGCCGCTAATGTATTCTTGATTGAGCAAAATAGGGAAGGCTCAAACGATTGTTTGGCGCATGTTATTGACAGTCAAATAGTGTATGTAAACTTTAACTCTAATACAGTGCTTTCGGTCACATTTGATTTGCTACAGTCACGTTTTGAAACATCAGAAGCAAGTTTGTTAGCGCCTCATTTGATTAGAAGCCCAAGAGAGGCGGCTATCTATGATAATCCTGTAATAGCAGAAGGAAATTACTACTTTTTGGTGAATGGCGACGGAACTTTAGCAGCATATCAGACACTACAGAATCAAAATGTTTCAGCATGGACATTACAATCTACGCAAGGTGACTTTTTAGATATTTGTTCTAACAGAAATCAATGCTATTTGTTCATCAGAAGACAAACCCAAGGCGTAGGACCTAACCAACAAGTTTGGAAAACAAATATAGCTTTCAATGCATTCACGGATATAACATCCCAATGTAATGATACTGTCACAAACGTGTCGCTTTATAACAAAAATTTAGAATACTTATTGATAGGAAATTCTGCGCCCTATTTGACAGTAGGCGTGTCATTGGCTACACCAGCAGATGTAAGCCTAATGCCAGTATTTGAATACTTGAGCAAGACCAATACATGGATACCGCTTAACGCTTTTGATACAACCAACGGCTTTACACAGGATGGGATTATTCAGTGGACATTTGCAGATGTAATCGATTGGGCACCCCAAACAGTCAATAATGTTGATAGAAAGTTTTGGATAAGAATACGACAAGATAATGTATTGGTGACAGTAGAACCAATAGAGATGCAACTCACGTGCGACAAGCAAGAAACAATCAATCTTGAGCAGCTTGATTTTGCGTACTTATTGGATAGTGTATATACAGAAACAGCAGATGCTAATGGTCTCGTTTCTAACCTGACATTTCTATCAGGTCAACAAGTTTGGTTATTGCTGCAAACATTCAATACATACAACGTACATGCGGGGCATGCATTCGGACCTAAGTTTGTCGATAACATGGGCTTCGTTGATATGGGGCCAAACTTTGCTAATCAAACATTCATCGTTGGCATAGATGCGCCTACACAAATCATAGCAATGCCTCCTGTGGCTCAGTTCAACTCAGGAATTAATGTATATCTACCAAAGTATGTGCAATCGCTATTTGTGGACTTCTATCTAAGCGCAGGATTAATCGTAGCTGGCAGAGAGATTCCGGTACTACAGATTGGTATGCCAATGCTTGACATCCCGCTCACATTGAAAACAAATTTTTGGGAAATCAGCCCTTACCCATCGCGTGACCCACGTGAGGAAATACCCATAACAAGAACAGGCCCATACCCATTCATGATCATAGGGCTAGGCTACAAGGTGGACTTCTAATGGCAGAAGCAGGAATTGGAACGGCGTTAATCTTCACGGCATTGGGCATGAGAGACTCAAGGCAACAAGAAAAGCTTGATGTGGCTAGAATTGGCTATGAGCAAGAATCAGCTCAACTAGCAGCGGCAGAATCGGCCTATGAGAGCACGAGGAACTTTAATCAGGCGGTAGGTACTCAGATAGCCTTAGCGGGAGCCAGAGGAGGCGGCTCGATGCTGCAACAGTTCAGCGTCGAATCCTATGCTAACTATTTAGCAGATCAAAACTCGATTAGGCGCAGAGGCGAGAACGCAGTGATTAGTGGAAGTCTATCACGCGGCCAAGCCTATGGAGATCGCCGATTGCGTGACCTACAACTATTGAGCAGCTTTGGCCAGAATGTCGGCAACACTTACAACCTAAATGCAAGCAGTAAATCCGCTACTAAAATAGGCGGGAAGATGTAATGGCGAATGAGTTCAAAGTTAATCCACGCGAAACGAGGGAAAGCCCTCAGACATTACCCAAAACAGATGTCTACAGTAGATTTAGCACCGCAATGGGTGGATTGGCAGAGTTTGCAGGAAATCTGAGCGTCAAATCAGCGGTCGAGAAGGCTGCGTTACAAGGCGCTAAGGAACGATTAGAAGGCAAGAAGGTAAAACTAGCTCCAGGTATTACCAAAGCTACAGCGGCTTACAATGAAGCCTATAACAAGATGGATACCAGCCTGAACCTGCTCAATGGCGAGAAAGCCTTAGCAGTAGGCTTAATGGAAGCCTCAAAGCCAGAGAATCTAAATCCAGACTCACCCAAGATGTTAGCTCAGCAACAAGACGCTACGATAGCTGGCATACTGGCTAACACTTCCGATGAAAATAAACCGGAAGTTGCGCTACGCTTGAAAATGGCGGCAGCCAACAATGAAATCAAGATAGCCCAAAATTTGAATACATGGAGCGAAAAGCAACTCCAAGATACACATGCAACGATGCTCTATGATGGTGGCAAACAATTACTAGAGTATGCAAGAAATGGGCAAGGAGAATTATTTAAAGATTTGTATCAGCAGCTAGATTCGACAAATCAAGCCTTAGTCAAAGCAGGTCAAATGAGCAATTTGGATTACACCAAAGGCTTAGCTGAGATGGAACAAATGGCTATCAATGGATTAGCTGAATATAACTATAAACAATCCGTGGGCGCTGAAGGAGAAGAGGGCGGCGCAAAATACATAAAAGAGTTTTGGGATGATGAAAAACTTAAATTAACAGTAGCGCAAAAAGAAGCAGGTCTTGCTCACTTGATGCAGCTGTATGGCAGAGACACACAAGCCATTACACAAGCTTCACAACAAGGTTACATGAATCTTAAATCAGACATGACAGGAGACAATCCCCCTGAAAGCATGGCCGATTTGGATGCCAGAATTGAGAAGAGTGACGAGAATGGAAAGCCATTAACCGATGCACAAGCATTCAAGTTGCGTGAAGAATACAAAGCGATGTTGCGCAAAGGAAATACTAAAGCCATGCGCAATAAAGAAATTGCCAAAATGATTAGCACAGGCAATTTCACCGCCCAACAAGACTTGACAAGAGATGAGAAAAACAACTTCTACAAAGATACGAAAGAAGCGCTTATACAAGAGCAAATCGATGCGCAAGACGAAGCTAAAACCATGGGTGATAAAGTAATGAACTCACGCCCCGAATGGTTGGTAGGTGCAACGATTGCGGGTGAGATGGTAGCAATCCCGCTATGGCAAAAAGAAACTTCTGACAGAATCATTTACGGCACAATTCAAGACAAACTTGATGGTGTAAAAGCTATCGATTATATGAATACCCATAATCCGCGCGCTCTCAATGGGATGAATAAAAAAGAACTCGCTTATGCTAATTCATTACTAAAGACTTTAAAGAATACTCGACAGATTCCAGAATTAGTAGTTCAACGTTTAGATTCCCAGATTTTGAATGTAGATGCAGAAACTAAAAAGCGACGTGATGATGCTTGGAATAAAGAACTCAAAGACCATGCATCTACTGTTAGCGATTTTGTAAAGAGCGTTTATGGTTCTAAAATCAGTAATACTTTAGCGCAACCTGGCGCTAAAATTTACGATGATGCAGCCAAAGAACTCCGAGATGCTTTTGACTTATATGGCGATATGAGCGATGCCAAAGATTTTGCCGAAAA